TTCCAGCAACATAATCTACTGTTCCTGCTGTTTCATCTTGGTATACACGAACACCAGCAACTAGATAATAGAGTCTTAAAACTCCACTGCCGTCATCATCAAAAAACATTTCATTAGTTGTATCTCCACTAATTTTAAATCCAGTAGAAGCTACTACACCACCATCGGTATTGTTATGGCCATCATGTGGATTGTAAATTTTATTATTAAACGGAATAGTATATGATGTTGCTGTACCTATTGTTGGTGTTATATCATGGGCCATAGTCACATTTGTAATGTTGCCTGTTATAGAAGTATTGGTATCATCTACAAGTCCTACTATCTTTGAATGTCTAAACACCCCTTCAAATTGACCTAAAGTGTCAGAGTTAAAAGATGTTAATGTACTAGAAACTGCTGCTTCTAATGAAGTTAAAGCTTCAGTTGTTTTACTGGAATCATATTTAAAGACTACTTGTAAAATAAGTTTTGTAGTTTGTACATCAACAACAACTGGAGTTATGGATGCAACTGTGAATGGTGCAAGATCAGTAATCAACTGTGATTTTTCAGTTGCAGTTAATGAATTGCCTGTCGTAGATTTTATTGCTATAAAAACTTTCCCATATTCGGGAGTATCGATAACACCAAGACTTGTATCAAAAGAACCAGCCTCTCCGCCGAAGACTTGAACAGATTGTGTATTAGGAAAATACTTTTTTGCATAAACTTTATAATCCTCTGATGTAACACAACGACCTTGAGAAGCATAATCCAAAGGAGCATTATACTTTATGGATGAAAGACTTTCTGGTTCAGCACCAGCAGTTGAAGTAGCTGATGTTGCAACTGATACATCTGTGACACTTGCGATTGCTGCAGAATTAGTAAAAATTGAAGCTCCGTTAGCTGCAGATTTGTTAGATACAACATATGTAAATATAACAATATTATCATCAGAAAGGGCAGTACCAATAATACCGTCACCAAAATATATTTCAAATAATCCAGCTTCAACTTCCTGTAAAAAGTAAACATTGCTTGAAGATGTTACTTGAGTTATGTCGGTTGCTTCTGTAAATGTATTAGAAGTTGAATCTGTAGAGGAGGTGGCAACCTTAACAATCAAAGTACTTATGTCTGCTCTATTATCTGTTATAAGAAACCTTTGATCTATATCAGAAGAGTCTACTGTGTAACGTGTCGTTATAAAAGTTCCCTCATAAATATCTACACCAACAAAAGGAATACTATTTCCAGTATTAGATTTTGTTATATCTGATATAGTCGAAAATTGATAAGATACACTATTCACTGTTGTATTAAAAACAGTTCCAGCAGACATTGTTGCAGAAGTAGCATTAGTATTAAGAGTAACATCTACCGTTGCTTTTGATGCACGAGCAGAAGTTGGTACATAACCTAATGTCTTTGCGTGAGAAACAATACTTGATCTTAATGATGCACTATCTAGAAACATTTCGTTTGCTAACATATTTGCATTGAAACCAAGATAGTGAGTGTTGTATGCAAGAACATCTAACAATGCACTCATACCAGAACCCTCAAAATCATAATCAGTAAATTCGGTTTGAGCACCTAGAAATGTTTTGAGATTATCTTTTACATCATCAAAATCAAATTCTGTTACCTCTAATCTTTTATTATTTGTAGCCATTATCGTAATACCTCTAGAAATACTGTTAAGTCAACGAGCTCTGTGGGTGTATTAACAACAAAGAACTCTATCGTCACTTCATATTCATTACGATCTAAATTTGGGTCAGCCCTAACACTTATAAGTCTAACCCTTGGTTCAAAATTTTCTATTACCTCTTCTATCTTCTTTGCTAGAACAAAGGCTGTAATAGAATTCATATTCTCAAATAATATACTTCTTATACCAGAACCAATTTCTGGATGAAAAGGTTTTTCATAATGATTTAAAAGAATAAGATTACGAAGTGACCTTTTAACAGCTTGTATATCTGTAATCTTTCTAACATCCTTAGAGGATTGAATCTTTGCAAAGAACAAATCCAAATCTTTATACTGCCGCACATTACGATCTATGTCATTCTGACCTTGTGCATCTGTAAATGCGGTTGGTGTAGCCATTAAGGTGGACTCCTGTTACATTTATTTATAAGAAAAACTAAGAAGTTTGTTTCATTATAAACTTATCATTTCTCCATTTTTCTTTAGCGTTCACACGAATGAATGGTTTATCTCTTTCGCCCTTATTTGGATTAGGTATTGTGAGCACAACATTTTTTCCCAAATTAAATGCCCTACTTTGATTTACCGCACGTTGCAATTCACTTATATCTTTTCGTCCAGCCTTAACACTCCATGCTGAAACATTACGTCTTTCACCCTTGGATGTTTGACTTGACCTTGATTTTTTCTTTCCCATAATATGGATATCCTTTTAATATAATATAGTTGTATTTATACAGTTTATGCAACCTTACAATTTGGGTTATAAGAAGAATGAGTTCTGTATCTTACAATTATAGTACTGTATTCTGTTACTTTTTGCGAAACAGTAATAGTTTTTCCAGAGTTAGTATAAGTATCGGTTGTTATTTTTTCGGTTTCGGCAGACACTAGTGTTGATGGAGAAATAGGTTTTTCTAAGATTACAGATTCGCCTTCTACTGTGCCCGTGAATAATCCTGTAACAGATGTTATTACACTTGGAGTATATTTTAAAGTTATAGAGGAACCAGTAAATACTTCAGTAAAATTTGTTGGCCTAACAGAAAATCCAGCTCCAGCAATATTAGCAGTTACAGATTGCGTAGGTGTACATAATGCTTTTATTTGTGAACCGCCATTGGGAGAAGAAAAGGAAACATTTTGTGTTAATGGTGTGCTGACATAATATGAACCTAAAGTTGCATCTAAATCTGGATTATCTATAAGGTCTAACTCATATGCAATTTTTGCATCATTGATAGCGTTAATTTTATTTGATAACATAATAGCATTCGTTGCAATTGTAGGAAAACTTTCAACCGATCCATTTTTTATTGCCAACAAAACAGATGTTGCTATTTTATATGTTTCTAATGCGACCCCTTCTTCTGCTGCAGCAACAGCATCTTGAGTAGCATTAATATTAGGAATAGTTGTTTGGTCTAATGGTTGGCCACTTTCGATAGTATTTTTTGCAAGCTCTTCTGTTTCTAGCCAACTTGATCCATAAATATCATCCTCTACAACAGCAGTTTCAAATTTACTCTTTGCATCAGCTAATGCAGCGTTTCTTGCTGCACCAGCTGCAATTCCAAAAGCGCTACTTAATAAAGAGCGTAAACTTACATTACCAGAAAGAAGTGAAGCTGGATTGATTCCAAATTTAGCAAGTTCAGTAAAAGCTGAACGTATATCAGAAGTTATCTTTGCTAACCAAGCTGATGGGCTAGTTGTAAGATTGCTTTGATTTGATTCACCTACCCCTTGCCAACGACCCATTGCATAAAGTTTTTCATCATTTGGATTTATCCAATTACCATCAGCATCCGTAGCCATATCCTATTCTCCTTTATCCAGCAAAAACATTTTCGCTACCACTTGATACCTCTGTGCATCCATCAACAGGATCACCTATTCTACCGCAACCTTTACCATTAACTTTTACTTTAAGTGAACCTGTAGTAATTCCTTTTGAGTGTTTTGGGCACGGTTTCGGAGGTTTTTTATGTGTTGTATTAACATCTGTTTGTCTACTTATTCCAATTCCATTTACTTTAACATTATCTGATCTTCCCACCCTATAGGGTTGTGAACAATGAAATAAATCTGTATCGACTAGATCGCCTCTACACACTGCCGGCATTTGTATTCTCCTGAGTTATTAATAATTGCAATTTATATCCCCATAAAGCTAACTCTCTATGTTCCTCTTCCGTATGTCCATCTCCATCAACATGAAAATCTCCTACTGGCGGATGGTAATGATCTTCTCCTACCGCATCACCAACAATATTATCAAAAGGAATTCTTCCTCCATCTTCATCCAATAGTACATCCGTTAGTACATCCGTAGTTCCTGTCTCTAATCTAACGAATGGCCCTATATGATCATCTCCCTCTACAAGTTCTAATACCAAATGGTTTTCTTCACCATCTGCAAAATCCTCTGGTACTAATCTATCTACTCCGTCAGCAATTTCCATAATAACATTATCACCAATATCAGTAGAAGAACCATCTGTTCCATCTAATACAATAACTGTCTCAAACCCAACTTCATCTTCAGTAGCAACATTATCTGCAATCGTAGAACCTGGCTCTAATAATATTTCGTTTGCTTGTTCCTCTGTTCCAATATCTGGTAAAAAACTAATAACGTGTTTCAATGTTGTCAAAGGTATAGAATCATAATCAGTATAAGTTGTTATTACATTTGTGCTGTCCATTATTCTAAAAGCATGTGCCATATTAATTCAATTCTATTATACCATCTGGCAAAGTTGTTACAATAATATTTCCAGCAGTTGTTGTAATTTCTGTTTGAACTACAGAATTTATATCGATTGTTGTTCCAGAGTCTATGGTCATAGCAGTACCAGATGAAACTGTCATAAGAGTATTTGATTCCATCTTGATTGATGTACCAGACTGAATAGATACGATACCACTAGTAGTTTTAACCCCTAAATCTTCATCTAATGTTATTGACATAGCAGAATCTCCTGTAAAACTAATATCACCAGAAACAATATGTCGTTGTTCGCCTCCTACAATTATCGTTTCATCTCCTACTATAGTTAGAGTATACTCACCTTCACCAGAACCAGCATTAGATTTTGGGCCCACTGAACCGATATAATCCCCTGCGATATCAAATCCATAATTTCCTCTTATCTCTTGCATAAGATTTCCACCACCATCTTTAGCACCAATCTTGGTTCGAACATTTCCTCCTATCTTTTGCGTATAGTCTCCTCCTACTTCTAAGTGGTAGTCTCCCGTAATCAATTCTCGTACTGTGCCATTAGTTGTAATATTAATATTTCCGTTTACAAATAAATTAGAAGCACCAACAATAATCTCGTAATTATCTCCTATAACTTTAACAACCTTATCTCCATTAGCATGAAGCTCTTCAAATGTTCCAGACTTATGTTGAGTCATTAATCTTTCTGCGCCAGGGCTATCGTCTATCTCATGTATATGTCCTGATTCACTTTCGTGTACATGGTTATATGGGTATTGAGATGTTACATAAGGTGATGCTAATTCTGGTGAATTTTTAGGATGAGGTTCTTCCCAAAAACCTCTTTCCTCTTGAGTTGCTACTGAAGGATCAACTTGTTCCAAGAATGGAGCAATTGATGTAGGCACGCCATTACCTGTTCCAGCTGGATCACCACTCAATCTCATAAGTCTACGATTTATTAATGACTGATGAGTTTCTGAAGCTTCGCTTTGAGCAAGTCTATTGGTATCTGTCTCTCCATACGAATGACCAGATGACATTTTATATGTATTACCATCGACAGGGTAGGGGCCATATGTAGGATCATATTTGTAAGCTGGTTGCTTAGATTTCTTTCCTCTAGGATCATTAAATCCTTGTCTTGGATCAGAAGGTTTAATAGGACTTCCTGGCAAAGAGCCTATGATAATAGGTTGCTGTCTTTCTACAGCATCTCTAAAGAAACCTATAACATAAGTTCCCTCTACAAGAAAGGATGGACTATTGCCCATCCCATGCATTGATGGGTCTGTTACTGGATGCATAACATGAGCCCACGGCAAATCCCCAGTGGGCAAGTCTGTAATCTTATCTGTATGAAAACCAATGCAACGAACTCGTACTCTTCCTAATGCATCGGGATCATTACGATCTTCAACTACACCCGTAAACCACACAAACCCGTCAAGGCCCATAAAATTACTTTGTTCTGCCATACTAATCCTCACATATATTTATGTGATTATTTATAAGGATTAGTGTAGGTCTGGGTCACGGCCTAACCGTTTCTCTTCTATTTCGTATTTTTCAATTTCGTAAAGTATGTTTGGATTTTGATCACGTAAATGTCCTAAAGTTACATACGCATCTTCCTCATCCAAACCATCAGCCAGTATTGATTTGTTAAAAACTCTATACTTTGTCATGGTAGAATATATTTAGACAATATGGTATTAGAATAGCTCTTTTTCAGAGGCATATTCAAGTCCAAGGGGAGTTTTTATCTCAAAAAAGATAGAATTCTTGTGCTTTTCTCGCACAGGAACGTACATTTTCTTTTTCTTAGACCAATAAGTGACCTCACCATTGTCTAATTTAACGTCATCATAGGAGTCAGAGTCCACTGCTGATAACTCGCCCGTAACAACTTCCATATAATCATTCATAATTGATACAGTCTTGCCAATTTCTAGTTTCATAATAATAATTTCCTTTTTTTCATTATATTAATACTATAACACATGCAACAGAGTTTGTCAACAAAAAAAATGCATTTATTTGAAAGTTTTTTTAGTGTAATGTTATGGAAGTGTCAAGCTCTTGCTCCATACGAGCTCTCAGCTGTGGTATCGTTTTAACTGCAGCTTGAGTGATTTTCTTAACGTCTTTGTCATCCTTTAAAATAACAGTATAAAGAGAAAGAGCAATCTTTATTAATACAGCAGAAGTTATCACAACATCCTCATAAGAAGAGATATATTTTTCTGCCTCTTCCCATAACAGCTTCTCTATCTTTGCAGATTTTTCTAAATCTTCTAAGTCAGATTGAGGCACTTTAATCTTTTTGGCTAGCATGAGTATCTTCTTCTTTCTTATCAACGGTGACTTGCACTTTACGATTTTCCCACGCATCATGATCAGCGGCAGCCTGCAACTTCGCTCCACGTTTCTTTGCAGCCTTCACTTCCTCAATAAACTTACCAGCCCTCTTGTCTCCCTCTGGAGTTGTGATATCAATATCCTTTGGCATTGTGATAGTAGAATGATCCTTCTTGTGAAACCCCTCTGAAGAAATCTTACTTCCCTTACTCTGTTGCCATGCATTACTAACACGAACAATAGAAGTACCATCCTCTGCTGTATCAATCCTTGTGCCATCACCAAACCTATCTGCAACCGCATCAGTCGGAACTATACCTGCTTTTGCTTCGAAATTTTTTTGCTCTGTCACCGCCAAAGTTGCGGCACGATCAACTATATCCTTTTCACTCATATTAGGATTTTGTGTTCGTATCAATGCCACATACTTGTTAAGCTTTTCAGATATAGATATCAATCTTGCATCGTTCATAATCTAGCTCCTATTACCATGCTTCTTAAATTTTTCTTCGTTAACATTTTCACTTACAGGAACGGGTGCTTGCTCTTCTAGACCTAGCAGTTGCTTCCAATTATAGTGAACCTCTAGCTCACCATTCGTTACACCTTCGTAATATTCATCAAAGGTTAAGTTGGTATTATACCTTATGTTGTAGTAGCCGACATGCTCTTCCATAACAAGCTGTTGCCAAGACTTACTTCCTCCACTCGAATCACTTGCGGGCTCGCCGTCCTCTGCTACAATAGTGGTTTCCTCTGCTTCATCTTCATCAAACAGAGAAAGAACTTCCTCCTCAGTAAGACCCATCTTTGCGAGCTTTGCAATCGCAGACTTTTTTACGTCATTCATTATTAAACCTTTCTCATTTTCATTTGTTCATCGTTCGCTTTATCTAGTAAGATTAAATCTTCCTTTAATTGACTAGCTGGATAATTAAAAATATTTTCTGTTCTTGGAGATTCTATAGAAGAATATTCATAAACAATTTCCTCTGCATCTTTACCTATCATATCAATCAATTCATCTCTTGTTAAATATTTATTCCTTGGAACATTCCTACTTGATGCTTCACCGTAAATAGAATGAAACAATCCTGCATCAATAAGATAATCTGGTGCGCCATTCTCTTTCAGTATACTAGCTGTTTCTATAAGATGATTCATTATGGGTTCTGATACAAACCCAATATATTTAATCAACCTTTCTTCTAAGAATTTAATTTTTAATTGGTTCATAGTTCAAATACGTCATTAAAAAATATTTTGCATAGCCAGGTGCAAGGGGCGGATTACCTTTGTGTAAATACATCCATAATGGAGGAAAAATTAGAACACTTCCTTTTTTGGGTTTAATCGCATCACCATAATAAGGGAATACTGTTTCACCACCATTGAAGTCATCGTTTAAATAGACCATAAGAATTAACATTCTTTTCGCTTGTGCATGACTAGTTACATCTACGTGTTCACCAAACTGTTCTGCATCTTTACTTCCATCTCCTACAAGGAATCGTTTCATACGAAACTCTTCCCACATAATATTTTTGGGCCACTGAGTAGAATGAAGTGTAGTATCTTTTTTGTATGTCTCTACAATAGAAAGAAAACTTTTCATAGCATTACTATTCAAATCTGCAAAACGATCAAACCCCATAGGGTTCATACGCTGACAATTACAGTTTCCACATATCTGATGGCCATCTGGACGAACAGGCCCAGTACAGATACTGGTTTTTTTAACTTCTTCAGCATCCTTCTTCATAGTCTCTTCAAATGTAGAAATATAATCATCACACATTTTATTACTCATGAACCCGTCATAAAGTCTTGTATAAAAATTTAACTCTTTGGCCATGCCAACCCTTCTTTAGTCATTTTCTTTGTATTTAAATCATAGGCTGGAATATTCCTATCAGTAAAACTAGTTCCTTCATTTATTAAACTCAAATCTGTATAGTTAAGATGTGTCATTATAAAATACTTAGCACCTCGTTTAGATGGCCGCCGAGGAGGAATACCCCTATGCAGATAGTTCCATGTAGGTGGGAATATAAACAATCGTCCTTGCTTTGGTTTTACCTTTATATCAAATACAGGAAAATATGTCTCTCCATCCTCAAAGTCATCATTGAGATATACCATTAAACAAAGAAATCTTTTTGAATGAGCATGAGAATAAACGTCAACATGATCAGAGAGTCCATGATTTTCTAACTCATTAACTTTGTACCTTTTAATTCTTAACTCTTCCCATCCAACATCTTTTGGCCACTGAATTTTATCTATATTACAATCTTGCGTATATCGATTTACCGCACCATGCCACTTATGAATTAACATATCGTTTAGCTCACTAAACCTTTCATACTCCATAGGGCCCACACGATCACAATTACACCCACCACATGAAGGTTGTTTGCTACCATCATCACGTATGCATACGCTTAGATTTTTCCATTTCTCATTATCAACTCGCAGAGTTTCCTCATACTTGTCAATATACTCTTCACACTCTTTTGGAGAAAGAAAGTCATCATAGGCTCTACAATAGAAC